TACCACTTACAGCGGTTATTCTCTCTTTGACGCAGGACTTGAGAATCCTCTTGCATTCGTTAAGGTTACATTCGGCGGAGTTTCCGCATAATCATTTTTTAACACAATGCCGTCCGTTAATTCGGGCGGCTTCTTTCCGAGGTGAATACAATGCTTGCAAAGATAAAACTTGCGTTACGGAGGACAGGCAATACCTTTGATACAGAGATTCAAAACTGTATCGATTTCGTGCAGAGGGACTTGCTTGACCTCGGTGTTCCGTTCTATGACGAGGATAATCCGAGAATCATCAACCTTACAACACTTTATGCGAAGTCCGTATTCAATTTTGACAACAAAGGCGATTGGTATTTGAAGGAGTATGAAAGACTCCGCAACCAAATCACCCTTCAAGGAGACTATAACGGATGAATTGGCAGACGATAGGACTCATAAGCGAGACATATAGCAAAGACGAATACGGCATTGATGTTGTTACGGAAACCTCAACGGAAGTGTTTGCCCGAGTTGATTCCATATCAGCAAGGGAATTCCATTCCGCAGGACAGAACGACATCAAGCCTGAATTCAAGATTACTGTGAACGAGGACGAATACGGCGGCGAGAAAATAGTAACTATATCGGGACAGAGATATTCGGTTTACCGCACTTACAGAGCTCTTGAGAATTCGTTGGAGCTATATGTTGAGCGGAAGGTTGGAACTGACTAATGGCAAGAACAAGTGTAATTGATATTAATGACCTTACAAGGAAAGTCAACGAGATTTTGACCGAATACGAAAACGAACTCTCCGAGGGAGTGGCGGTATCAAGTCAAATGGTTGGCAAGGAAGTTGTAAAACAGTTGAAAAGCACCTCCCCGAAGAGACCGAAGGGCGGCGAGTATGCGAAATCTTGGAAGATGCAATTCCAAGAGGGAAGGCTCGGCAGCAAGGTAATTGTTTACAACGATAAGTATTATCAATTAACGCACTTGCTTGAAAACGGACACGCAAACGTTGACGGAGGAAGAACTCCGGGAATACCCCACATCAAACCTGCGGAGCAGAAGGCTATTGAGGCATTTGAACAACAGATTGAGAGGTTAATATGACATACGAACAAGTAAACACAATGATTGCAGAAATTGCAACGGAGTTGAAATGTGAATATGCTTATTCGGCTTTCAAAGAAGGTAAACGTAATCGCTTCCTTATCTTCTTTTATGGTGATTCGGATGACCTCTTTGCCGATAACGAAAACTATCAAAGCATTGAAACCCTTGTAATTGAATTCTATTCGCCGAACAAGGATATAAAAGCGGAAAGAAAAATACAACAGATTTTAAATGCTCACGAAATCACTTACGATAAGACAACCACTTTTATAAGTGACGAGCGGATAAATATGACAACATACACAACGGAGGTATTAATTAATGAGCAACAAAGTGAAATTCGGGCTTAAAAATGTTCATTATGCGGTAGTCAGCGAAGCAGACAATGGAGTTATCACCTTCGGCACACCTGTACCGGTTAAGGGAGCGGTTAACCTTTCGCTTTCCGCTTCGGGTGATACTAACGATTTCTATGCTGATGATGTAAAGTATTGGAGCGGAACTTCTAACAATGGTTATGAGGGCGACCTTGAAATCGCTCTTATTCCCGATTCCTTCAAGACATCTATTCTTGGTTTTGTACAGACCGCTGAAGGCGGTATCCTTGAAACAGGTGACGAGAAGGTTAAGAGATTCGCACTTCTTTACGAAATCAACGGAGACGTTGAAAAGAGAAGATTCGTTGACTATTATTGCACGGCAACAAGACCTTCTGCGGAAGCCTCAACAACAGAGGATAGCATTACACCGCAGACCGATACATTGTCATTAACCACCGCCCCGATGTCTTACAAGGCTTCTTCAGGCGATACCGCAAGGATGCTGACAAGATATTACGAAGGCGAGAACGGAAGCACTTATGCTTCTTGGTTTACGGCTGTTCCCGTTCCTACGGAGACAACCTCGGCATAACAAAGAAAAGGGCGGTTAATTCCGCCCTTTTTAAGCATTTATTGAAAGGGGCATACGATGAAAGGTATTAACAAGATTATAAAGATTGACGGAATTGAGATTCCTATGAGAGCTTCGGCATCTTCACCGAGGACATACAGACAAGTATTCGGCAAGGACTTATTTATGGAATTAGATAAGTTGAGGAATGCTTATGCGAACGAGGGCGAGGTTGACCTTGAAGTCATTGAAAATATGGCTTATCTCTTCGCCTATCAGGCAAACGAAGAGATTCCCGATATTGACACTTGGCTTGACCAATTCGGGATGACATCAATATATGAGGCTCTTCCGCAGATTCTTGAACTGTGGGGAGAAAATGAAAAGACAAATTCTAAAGAAAAAAAATAACACGCCCGATAGACCGAGAATATAATACGGCATTGTATTTACTTCGGTGTGCCGAAATCGGGCTTTCACAGATAGATTTAGATTGCTTGACCTATGGTATGGTGCTTGATATGTTCACCGAGCGGATGAACGATGACTATGAGTACCCATACAAGGCAACGCAAGACGATATTAACAAGTATTTTGGGTGATTAAATGGCAGGAAAGAAAATCCGAGGAATCACAATAGAATTAGGGGCAGACACTACCGAATTTCAAAAGGCGATGAACGGGATTGATAAATCCCTTAATGCAACGCAGAAGGAACTTCGGGATGTTGACAAACTATTAAAGTTTGACCCGAAAAACACAACCCTTATAGCACAGAAGCAAGAGCTCCTCAAGAAGGCTATCAGCGATACTGACGATAAGCTGAAAGAGGAAAAGAAGGCTCTTGAAACCTTGAAGAAGGCAGACAAGTCTCCCGAAGTTGAGAAGCAGATGCGAGCTCTTGAAAGGCAGATTGTTGACGATGAAAACAAGATGCAGAAATTCAACAAGGAGCTCAAAGAAACCGATAAGGCTTCAAGCGGAATCGCAAAAGCAAAAGACCGCTTCAAGAAATTCGGCAAAGGACTCGGTGCGGTTGGCAAAGTAGTCGGCGGTACAATCAAAGTCGGTGCGGCGGCGGTAGCAGGAATCACAACCGCAAGTGTTGCCGCAGGAAAGGCTATCGGTAGCCTTGCCTCTGACTCTGCTGAAGCAGGTGACGAGGTTGACAAGATGTCACAGAAACTCGGTATGTCACGCAAAGGTTACCAAGAGTGGGGATTCGTATTAGGACAGGCAGGAGTTGACATCAATTCCCTTCAAACGGGTATGAAAACGATGACCAAGCAAATAGGGGCGGCGAAGAACGGAACTACCGCCTCTGTTGATGCCTTCAACAAGCTCGGCATATCTATGGAAGAGCTTCAGGGTATGAGCAGAGAAGATGCCTTCAATGCTATCGTTAAGGGTATGCAGGGAATGGAGGACTCAACCGAGAGAGCGGCTCTTGCGAATCAGTTGTTCGGCAAGTCCGGGCAGAATTTGACTCCTCTGTTCAACGAATCTGCCGAAGCAACAGACAAGATGATTAAACAAGCCAACGAGCTTGGAATGGTTATGGGAGACGAGGCGGTGGACGCTGCCGTTAACTTCCAAGACCAACTTGACGGCTTGAAGAGAACATTTGAGGCAACCAAGAACGGAGTTTCTTCGCAGATGCTTCCTGCTCTTACGGATGTAATGGGCGGACTCCAAATGCTTATGGTAGGCGATACAGGAGGAGCAGATAAAATTGAAAAAGGCTTTGCAGACTTGTTTGACAGTATCGGCAAGATATTAAGCAAGGCAACTACGATATTTGAGCCTATTTTCAATTCAATACTTAATGCTCTGCCTTCTATATTCACAGAACTTGCGAAGGCGGTGCTTGACTATCTTCCTTCGCTTATTCAGGCACTTTCGGGTATGATTAACACTTTGCTTGAATCAATAAGCAAAAACTCTTCACAGTTTACACAGGCGATAATTCAAGTAGTTATGATGCTTGCTAACTTACTCATTAAGAACTTGCCACTATTGCTTTCGGTTGGCGTTCAGGTAATCCTTGAACTTGCGAAGGGAATAGCACAGGCTCTTCCCGACCTTGTACCCGAAATAATCGCTCTTGTAATGGCTATATGCGATTTTATCATTGAGAACTTACCTTTGATTATAGACGCAGGAATT